ACTGGTGCTACTGGCGCTACTGGTGCTACAGGAGCTACGGGAGCTACAGGCGCAACGGGAGCTACCTCAACAGTAGCTGGTCCTACTGGACCAACGGGGCCTACAGGATCTGCAACTTTTAGTGGAACTACAGATGCAACAGCTGCGGCAATTACTATTGACGAATTACTACCTGCTATTGCAAGATTAACTGTAACTGCTAACGGAACAGCCGCATATCAATTTAATAGCCACTACACAGGGGATGACCCAACAATTTATGTTCTTGGCGGAGCAACAATTGCCTTCAATTTATCTGAAGCCAGCCACCCATTTAAACTACAAGAGGATGTTGGATCTGGTTTTGTAGATATTTCCACTCATCTTACTCATGTGACTACCTCTGGAACTGTGACTACTAACGCAAGTGCTCAAGGAAAAGTTAGCGGTACTTTGTATTGGGAGGTACCTCTAACAGCAGCCTCTGGTGGTTATAGATATATCTGTAGCAATCACGGTACTATGGTTGGTACTATTACTCATAAAGCACTAAGTGCAATCTAAGGAGAGTGAATAATGCCAGTAGCTCGCCTTGCCATAGCTAACCCTTCGGCTAATTTAGATACTACACTTTACACGGCTGATAAAGCCTATGTTGTTTCAGTTATTGCCGCTAACAAAGGCTCTAACCCTACGCTTGTAGACATTGCTGTTGTACCTTCTGGTGAGACTTTAACAACCGCAGGGTACGTTGTAAAAAATATATCTATTGCTGGTGGGCAGTCATTTGAAACTTTTAAATTTGCATTAAACACTGGGGACTCAATTAGAGTAGCGGCTAACACGGCTTTTGCTTCATTTGTCGTAACTGGTCTTTATGAAACTACTGGTCGTCAAGTTGTTAGCTATCAATCTACCGCCCCAACTCAACCTCAAATTGGTGAGATTTGGATTAATTCGGTAACCAATACCACTTCATTTTGGAACGGATCAGCGTTTAACACCTCTGTCAGCGTTGGACCAACTGGCCCTACAGGCGCTACCGGCACCGCTGGTACTAACGGAGCTACGGGAGCTACTGGTCCTACGGGTCCTTCTGGCGGTCCTACCGGACCAACAGGAGCAACCGGAACTAACGGCCTTACTATTGTTGACACATTTAACGTAGTAAACAGCGGAACTGTCTCTTATGTAATTAACGGTGCAACTAACCCAACCCTTACCGTTGTTCGCGGCTATTCTTATTTCTTTACTATTAACGCCTCTGGAAGTAACTTCTTCCTTAAGACTGCCTCCGGTATTGGTTTATCTAACCAGTACGGCTTAGGTGTAACTAATAACGGAGCTGCTGTAGGTGGTATTCTATGGACAGTTGACGCTGGAGCACCAAGCACGTTGTACTATCAATCACAGCAAAACTCTGGACAGACAGGTAATATTAACGTAATCGGATAATAAAATTGGAGAATTATGAGTAAGAAAATAATCTTTACAGGGCAACCAATTCCATATAGACTAAGTAGTGCGCCATCTGAATTAGAAATACCTATTCCTAAAAAATCTTCTTCACATATGCCAGATTGGTACAACAAATCTGAAAGATGGTTAGGTTCAGACAAAGCTGAAATAAAAAACTATTCCGCTAATCAAGGTTTAAAACACTGTATTCCTTTTTTAGATGTTATGACTTCTGGTTATATAATTGAATTATGGACAGATATACAAGTAAAAAGAGATATCAACAATGAGGCAGAGTTTACTTGGCTATCACACCCGGACCCTTTACTTATTAGAGATCAACGGTCCGGTAAGACTATACCGCGCCCAGCTGGACACGATGAAATGCACTACGGCTGGATAAGCCCGTTCGCTATAAAAGTACCAAAAGGGTACAGTGTACTTTTAACACACCCAGCAAATAGATTTGATTTACCTTTTACTACACTTTCCGGAATAATGGATAGCGACTCTTACTATCCAAGTGGAACAATTCCTTTCTTTTTAAGAAGTGATTTTGAAGGAATTATAAAAACCGGCACACCAATTGCTCAACTTTTTCCCTATAAAAGGGAGTCTTGGGTTTCTGAAAAAGGAAATAAAGAACTTCAAAAAGAAATACAGCAGATGGCTTATGACACTCAACGTTCATTAGGTGGGCTATATAAATCCCTTCATTGGACAAGAAAAAGCCATGAATGAAAGTATCTGTTTACCCAAACTGGTTTAAATCAGGTGGGGCGGAAGCAAACTTTGAAAAGTTTCTTTTACCCCTTTCCCAAAAAACTCTTAATTGTTTACAAATAGGTGCATACACAGGAGACGCCACTGAGTGGTTATTTAATAACGTTTTTAAAAATGTTAACTCAACTTTAACTGACGTTGATACGTGGGAAGGTTCTGAAGAGCCAGCACATGCAGAGATGAACTGGAATAGCGTAGAAGAGACCTATGATTTAAAAACCTTTTTGTATCAAAATGAAAAACGTCTTTACAAACGCAAAATTACTAGTGATGAGTTCTTTAGCAAGAACGCTTTTTATTTTGACTTTATCTATATTGACGGCGATCACAAAGCAATGTCAGTGCTTAAAGATGGGATAAACGCCCTCTTTTTTTTAAAACCTAACGGTATTTTAGCTTTTGATGACTATATGTGGACTCTTGGTAAAGAGCCTTTCTATGACCCTAAACCCGCAATTGACGCAGTTCTTTCCTGCATACCCTCTCATGAGTTTACATTGTTAGAGAGGGGGCTACAAGTATGGATACAAAAAAACTAAAAATTGCTGTTTACTCAATTGCCCTCAACGAAGAACAATTTGTAGAACAGTGGTATCAAAGTGCTAAAGAGGCTGATTATTTACTTATCGCTGACACTGGTTCTAGCGACCGCACTGTAGAGATTGCTAAATTTCTTGGTATAAATGTAGTTGAGATTTCAATTAAACCTTGGCGGTTTGATGATGCTCGTAATGCAAGCCTTGCCGTTATTCCTTCAGATATTGATTACTGCATTGCTTTAGATCTTGATGAGGTCCTGCTCCCAGGGTGGCGAGAAGAGTTAAAAAAATCATTTAAAGAAAAAGCTACTCGACCTAGATACAAATACACCTGGAATTGGAATCCTGATGGCAGCCCAGGCCTACAGTACGGTGGAGATAAGATCCACTCCCGTCACGGCTACCGTTGGAAGCACCCTGTTCACGAAGTAATGATGTCTGATCGTATAGAACAAGTTGAGCACTGGAATAACCTAGAGATTCACCACCACGCTGACAACTCTAAGCCTAGGTCTCAATACCTAGACATTCTAGCTCAGTCAGTTAAAGAAGATCCCCATAATGATAGAAATGCTTTTTACCATGCTAGAGAGCTATTCTTCTATGGCCAACACAAACAATCCACAGAAGAATTTAAACGCTACCTTGCGCTACCTACAGCTCAATGGTTACCGGAACGCGCTGCGGCTCATCGGTACCTTGCTCTGGTAGATGTGGACAATGCTGAAGACTGGAACTTAAAGGCTATTAGCCAAGACCCAACAAGACGTGAAAGCTACGTACAGACCGCTGAGTTCTATTACAATAATCAACGCTGGGAAGAGTGCTTAAAGTACGCCGAGCTTGCACTTACCTTTACCGAGAAACCTTTAAATTATTTCTGTGAGCCGTGGGCTTGGGATTTCCGCTCCTATGATTACGCCGCTATTGCCGCATTTTGGCTTGGTAAAACCGAGCTTGCCCTTACTTACGGAGAAAAGGCTCTAGCGGTAACCCCGACAGATGAGCGTTTACAGCGTAACCTTGAGTTCTATAAAGAAAAGGATGGGACAAATGGATCAGACTCTATTTGATGCAGCTCTTGTGACTCTTACAACTGAGCTAGATAATGCTACAGATGAGCGAATGAAAGAACGTCTTCGTGACGGTATAGCTCAACTTAAAGAAAAATTTCCTGAGTTCGTAGCAGTAGCAGAATAAGTTTAAATGCGGTCCTACTCTCCCGGTGGCCGGTTTGACGCAGACTTTGAGACAGATGACATCCTTGTAGGAGTCGACACTGATCTTAAGAACCCTGTAGGAACTAAGGCTCTTTGGTACGTCTACGATGCTACAACCTCTGTTATTGATCCTATTTACGATGTGGGTCAAGACATAAGTGGAACTCTTGGCGGTAAGCGTTGGACAGGGCCATTTGAGTTACCCGTAGTCCGAGCCGTTATTCAACAAGGTCAAGCAAGAACTAGCCAGGGCGGTTACTACAACGCCGATCAGCTTCACCTTACTTTAAATATTGAAGACGTAAATAACATTGCTCCCGGAGTTATAGCGAATCCAGATTTCCAAAATAGGGGTAGAATAGTCTGGAAAAACCAAGTCTACAGACCGTTCGGCGTTCAACAACGCGGAATTGTCGCTGAACGGTTTACTTTGTTAGTGGTTGATTGCCAACAAATTATGCCAGAAGAAATGGTTAATGATCCACAGTTCCAATCATTTGCTAACTAAGGAGACACAATGGCACTAGCAACCGCGCAAATTGCGCTTAATTCAAGCACGGCTACAAAGATCAATACGGTTGGAGGAACCCCGTCTTCCCATTATAAGATTTATGTGAAGAACCTTGATGCTTCCATAAATGTATTTGTTGGAATTACAGGAGTAACGGCGGCCACAGGCCTTCGTCTTAATTCTGGAGAAACTACAATTATTGACCCGGTAGTTGCTGGAACAGATCTATATGCAATAAGTGCTTCTGGTACACCTTCCGTAGCGGTTATGGCGGTTACGTTCTAATGGCACCTAAGAAAAAAGCTTTCTGGGACAAGAAGGATCCGTCACCAGAATCTACTAGTAAACTAAATAAGAAGCAGAAGTCCTCTGCTAAAGCAAAGGCTAAGGCAGCAGGCCGCCCTTATCCTAATCTTGTTGACAACGCCGCGGCCGCCAGAAAGAAGAAAAAATAATGTGCAAATCATGTGGATGCGGCTGTTCAAAGCCAGGATGTAAAGGCGCTTGCAAGAAGACTGCAAAGAAGTCTTGTACTTGCGGTACCTGTAAATCATGTAAGGCAAAGAAGATGTCACCAAAGCAAAAGAAGCTTGATATGGATAAAGATGGCAAGTTAGAGCGCTCTGACTTTGCCGCCCTTCGTGCAAAGAAGAAGAAATAATGTGCGCTACTTGCGGCTGTATGGGCAATATGAAAAAAGCCATGGGTAAAAAAGCCGCAGTTAAGAAGGCGGCACCTGTGTATAAGAAGTCAGCTCCTGCATATAAAAAGACTTCTATGAACAGAAAGAAAGGTATGTAATGTGCGCGACTTGCGGCTGTGGGGATCCAAAGAACAAGCACGGGATGAAGACAGTAACGGCGGCGAACAAGAAGTTTGCTGCCAAGAAGGCTGCACCTGCAAAGGCTAAGAAAGCCTCTATGGTTAAAAAGAAGGGCATGTAATGGCACACGATGACAAAAAGTGGACCAAAGGCATGACCCCTGCTCAAAAGAAAAAGTTTGAGAAAAAAGATGAAAAGAACGACGCTAAATTAGCTAAGAAGATTAAGAAGAAGTAAATGAACAACAAAAATGGGTTAAAGTCATCGCTTGGTAAAGCTATAAAAATAGCCGCCAAAAAGCCTGTTAGGAACATGAGTTCTACTCAGGTTATGGGTGGCCCAAAGGTTAAAAAAATTGTGACTAAGACCGTTCACTTTGACGGTCCAACACAAACTACGGCAAGTAAGCCTAAAAAGAAGTAAGCGATTAGCCCCCGAAAGGGGGCTTCTTGCTTTATGATTTAATTGATTCCGTGCGGGATCAAAGCTCTACCCCTGCGTATTACGATGCCCTACTCCGATTGGAGATTGCCATGCCCTACGATAAAAAAGTAGATGGTCCTGACACTGTTGAGTTCATTAAAGCTGCAACTCAAGGAATGATGTCGGCAAAGGATAGTAAAAAACTTTGGTATGGCTTAGCGGGTGCGTATACAGCGGGAAGAGTGCTTCGACGTGTTACTAACAAGTAAAGAAGCCGACTTCCTTTCTCAAGAAGCTGTAGATGAAATGCTTCCAGTTCTTAAAGCAAGTCTTAAAGACTTTTCGCTGTCCGCAGGCTGGCCTGTAAATCTTGTAGACGCCCTAGAAATTAGCTACGACTATGGAATTCTCTACATCAGCTGCTCAGATGAAGCCTCTTTTGAGGCAATCCAAAACCTAGAGTACGGCGATGGTGGAAACCCAAACGCCGTCCTACGACCTTTTGCCGATAGAGCTGACAAATATATTGCAGACATAATTGGATTAAAATCTGTTATGTATGTTTTAGAAGAAGGGGTGGGCCTCTAATGGGTAATCCTTTTATTGTTGCCGAAGACCTAGCTATTAAAACTCTACTTAACGGTATGACCGTGTCGGATGAAAAAAACGCCGCTCGTCAAGTTAAAATTTGGTTTGGCTACCCTGACGTTGAGGTTAGAACTCAAGACTTTCCGTTTATTACTATTGATCTTATTGACATTGTCCCGGCAAACGACCGCCAAACACAGGGTCGTTTTTCTGATACCGACAACCGAGGAACTCAAACTCCTGTTGCCAACTATCTTTTTACCTACGACGTGCCTGTTGCTTACGACCTAATTTACCAAATCATGTCTCACGCTAGGCATCCTCGACATGACAGAGCAATTATGCTCCAGTTAATGAGAAAATTTCCATCAAAGTTCGGGTACTTGGTTGTACCTAATGAACTAGGGACCGAAAGTTCCCGACGTCATATGTTCCTTGATGGATTTACAAAACGGGATACGGCAGATAGCGATACTGGAAACAGACGCCTTCTCCGTAACGTGCTAACAATTAGAGTAATTAGTGAGATGTCTGCTGAGCAGGCTACCGCTAAACTGGCTGTAAGCACCGCTTCTGTGAACACTACAAACTCGAACATCCCTTCTAACTACAATCCGGTTCAATAACTCGCACCTATGTATATAACTAAGGAGATAAATTAATGCCATTTAGTCGCCCTGGGGTTTACGTTCAAGAGACGATTAATCCCGTTCAAACTATTGCTGCACCACTATCAACAACAATTGCTGCTTTTTATGGCGCCAATGACAGAGGCCCATTAACACCAGCTCTTGTTAATAGCTGGAGTGAGTACACAAAAATTTTTGGTACTTACAATACAACTGCTGGAAATGAACTTCCTCTAGCGCTGTACACATTCTTTCAAAACGGTGGAAACCGTGCATACGTTGCTCGTGCCGTAGGTGCGGGTTCAGTATCTGCATTTAGAACCATTAACGACCGCGCAGGTACACCAGCCGCTACTCTTCGTATTCAGGCTCTTAATGCTGGTACTTGGGGTAACGATTTAAACGTTTCAATTACAGACTCAACAACAGCTAACCTATTTAACTTAACTGTTTTTAAAGGTGGAAATACAGATGCTGAGATTGTTGAAACATTTACAGACCTATCAATGACAACATCAAATGCTCGTTATGCGCTGTCTGTAATTAACAGCACATCTAACTTTGTAATTGCTTTAGATCAAGGCTCAGCTGCTACTGGTGGAACTAGAAACCCAGCATTAGTTGCTAACGGAGTGTTAGCTACTGGTGCAAACGGTGGAAACATTGCCAGCATCAGCACCTATTCTGTTTTTGACACAATACTTAACTCACTAACTCTTAATGTTGCAGGTCGTACTGACGCTACATCAATAAACGCAGCAATTACTTATGCAGAGGCTCGCGGAGATATATTTGTTGTTATTGACGGATCAGACCTTCCGGTAGGAAACGCTGCAACATCTAGCACACAGCTAAACCTTGCATCAACTTACACACCAAGTTCGGCTGCCGCTGTCTACTACCCACGTATAATTATTGCTGACCCAACAGTTGGAGTTGGCGGTTCTTCTACCGCAGTACGTAGTATTGGAGCTGGAGGCGCTGTTGTTGGTTTATATGCCGCAACAGATTCATCTCGCGGAGTGTTTAAAGCACCTGCTGGTCTTGGAGCTAGAGTTTCTGGAGCAGTTGCGGTTACCAGCTTAACTAATGCTGAGTTGGATCTTATGAACTCAACAGCTGCACCTGTAAACGCAATTAAGTTTGTTCCAGGTACTGGTATTTGTGTTATGGGAGCTCGCACACTAAAAGCGGGAACTCTAGACAAATACGTTCCAACTCGTCGTACACTTATCTACTTGAAGAAGGCTTTATCAGACCTTACTCAGTTTGCTGTTTTTGAGCCAAACACACCAGAAACCCTGCGTCGTGTTAATTCAACAATTAGCAGTTTCCTCACAGCTTTCTGGTCACAAGGGGGTCTCGCAGGTGCAACACCTCAACAGGCCTATTTCGTCCAAGCTGACGCAGGAAACAACCCGCAGGTATCAATTGACAATGGTGAACTTAACATTGCGGTTGGTGTTGCCTTACAGCGTCCAGCGGAATTCATTGTCATCAAGATCGGTCAGTTTGACGGTGGAACCACCGTTACTGTGGCGTAAAGGAGATAAATAAAAATGCCAAGCAGTATTATTAATCGCTTCTCAACATTAGCGACTGATCCATTACGTAGCTTTCGGTTTTATGTCGAATTCAACAAAGTGGGTACAGACGACGTATTTACAAACAAGATTGAAACGTCTAACTCTGCTACAACAGCAAGTGGACAGTCAAACGGTTGGGTAGGCGGTTTTAGCTCAATCAGTGGTTTAAACATCACTACTCAATCAATTCAGTACCGTGAGGGTGGTTATAACACCACTGTTCACCAGGTGCCTGGAATGACAACATTTAGCCCAATCACGCTACAACGTGGTGTGCTTTACGGAAATGACCAAGCTCAGGCTTGGATGCGTGGATTGTTTGCAGCTGTAGCTGGAGATGGACTTTCAGTAGCAGCTAAGAGCTTCCGCGTTAACATGAAGATCTATGTAATGGACCACCCAAATGCTGGCGCTACAAATGCAAACACCCCAAAAATGGGCTTTGACATCCGTAACGCTTGGATTACACAGTTAAACTACACAGATCTAAACGCAAATGACGGAGCTATTCTTTACGAATCAATGGCTCTTGTTCACGAAGGTTTGTCAGTATTCTTTACTGATGCAAACTTCACACCAATTAGCAGATCAACACTAGCGTAATCAATCAAATAGGAGTATAAAAAGTGGCTGAAATAATTACCGACGCAGAACTTGTATCACAGTACGCTGAAAAGGCTATGAAGGAGCCCGAGAAACTCGTAGAGACTCGGGCCCCTTCCGCCTCTGAAGTTGAATTGCCTGGAGGGTATATCACCCTTGATGGCGTCCTTATTACTACCGCTGAGGTTAGGGAACTAACCGGCGCTGATGAGGAAGCAATTGCAAAAGCAGGATCTACAGCTAAATCTCTTCACGTTCTTTTAGAGCGTGGTTTGGTAAAGCTTGGAGATAAAGAGG